AACAATATGAATATATTCTTTCTATCCCTCGACCCCGATGAGATTGCACACATGTCATGTGATCAACACGTAGTTAAGATCCAATTGGAAATATGCCAGATGCTCTACACAGCTTGGTATTTCTCCAATGAGGAAGACTTTATCCACGCACACGCACCCCTCACCAAAGACGGAACGCGTCGTGGATACCGCCCCGCACACCGAAAACACCCCATGACTATGTGGGTTGGTTCAAGTCTCGAAAACTATATGTATGCGTGTAAGATTGGGATGTCTTTGACTCTCGAATACACGCGTAGATATGGTAAGGTTCATACCTGTGCCAGGCATTTATTATGGTTATGGGACAACCACCCACAACACTTCGAGGAGCGGCGAAGTGACACTGCATACTATTCACAAGAAGGTATTCCCGAATGTATGCCCGAAGAGTACAGGTGTCCAAGTGTTGTAGAAGCGTACCAGATGTATTACATGGTTGAAAAGTTTTCCTTCGCTCGATACAAGAACATAGCCTCTGGTCTCTCTATTGGATCTTCATATCCCAAATCTTTTAAAAATATGTGTTCCTCCATGGAATCCTTAAAATCGTGAAGTTCAATGAGAATTGTGGGCATATGTTTTTTAATAGTTTCTTTAGCACCTTCTAGAACTTGTAATTCATGACCCTCCACATCAATTTTAATAAAAGACGTGACACCGGAGTATACATCATCTAGTTTTTCACAAGTAACTTCTAACGAACCCCCTCTCCAATCCTCGGGTAATGTAAAGCTCGTTCCTCCATAATTGATGTGTGTATTTGATTGACATCCTCGATTGGGAATGAAAATTTCACTCGTCTTTTTTTCATTTGAGAGAGCATATGGAAAAACTTCAACCTTGTTTCTCAATACATTATTCTTAACGTTGAGACCCACGATGTGATGATACACCGGTTCAAAAGAATATACTGATCCATAATCTGAAAATAAAAGTGTATTATACCCTATATTTGCGCCTATATCTATAATATCTGTATCATTTTTATGGAACAAACGTACATCTTCTCGCATCCACCCATCCCATTCAAAACCACGTGAAATAGTTTTCGTAATATATTCGTCATTTTTTATTACAAAAACATTATACACACAATTAGTTAATTCGATAACATCAATATTCATTATATAATTTTAATTTTATTGCTTTAAGTTAATGAACACCTGTCCACATCAAAAGGTCTTAATCCGGTGTCCTATTTGTAACGGCGGTCGGTTGTGTATACATGGTTTGATTCGTAGTATGTGTTCTGTATGTATCAATTCACAAATATGTAAACATCAAAAACGTTTGGTGAGGTGTGCAATTTGTTCAAAACTTTAATCGACCTATATAGCAAGATGTTCAGCATCGGGAAAAGTTTTACATCTCCTCCCGTTAAGATCACAAAAGAGCGTAAACCCGAATATCAACCCAAAACATACAGTCAGTTTATACAGAGTGTAAAGGACAAGGAACTCCCCGTAGTTGTTGTAAAACCTAACAAGAACATAGCTCAATTTTATGAGGAGAATGGGGATTATGGGGATGTCCAGATTGTTCAGAATGAAAAACTTTGGGAAGTTCTCATGGAAAGTGACAGTGATGTTATCGTGGATGTCTCACAACCTGTATCGGTGATTGATAGCATTCTTATATTTTTCTTTATCGCCTACATTTTTACTTTGGCTCGAACATTCTTTTCGGGGGGTGGTGGAATGCCCAACCCCTTCCTCGGGTCTACGGATTTCAATATGGAAGATGAGGTCACTACCCGCTTTGAGGACGTCGAGGGAATTGACTTAGCCAAGGAGGAGCTTGAGGAGATTGTAGACTTCCTCAAGCAACCCGAAAAGTACTACGGAAGTGGTGCTCGAATTCCCCGGGGTGCTCTTCTCGCGGGTGCTCCAGGGACGGGGAAGACCCTACTAGCCCGTGCCATCGCGGGTGAATCAAACGTCCCCTTTATCCAGTGCTCCGCCGCCACATTCATAGAGATGTTTGTTGGTGTTGGAGCTAAGCGTGTCCGTGAACTCTTCGAACAGGCGAGGGAGAATCAACCGTGCATCATATTTATCGATGAGATTGACGCGGTTGGGAAGACCCGCGGTGGTACGGCCACACCTGGAAATGATGAGAGAGAGCAAACCATAAACCAACTTCTTACAGAGATGGATGGCTTCGATAACGAGACTGGTATCGTTGTGATTGCTGCAACAAATAGGATTGATATATTGGATGAAGCCCTTCTCCGCCCGGGGCGTTTCGATCGTAAGATACAGGTCTCTCTCCCAAGTGTGAGAGGTCGTGAGAAGATATTAGGTGTCCATGCGAGGGACAAGACCTTGGCTGAAGATGTAGAGTTATCTAAGATCGCCAAGCAAACTACCGGTTTCTCGGGGGCAGACCTGGCAAACCTCCTAAACGAGTGTGCCATTAAGGCTGTCAAGGATGCGGGTGGAACTATCAATAATGAAATCATCGAGGATGTTTACCAGAGGATTGTTGTGGGAGCCAAGGGGGACGTAAAGTTCTCGATGCGAAAAAAGGAGTTGGTAGCCTACCACGAGGCTGGACATGCCATAGTTGGTGTCCTAGCACCCGATTATGATACTGTGCGTAAGGTGTCTATAATGCCCCGTGGAGCGGCTGGTGGTGTGACTTTCTTCCAACCTTCAGAGGAGAATGCGGAGTCTGCGATGTACACTAGGGAGTACCTCCTCTCACAAATTCGGGTTGCCTTGGGTGGTCGTGCTGCGGAGGAGGTTGTATACGGTAGGGAGAAGGTTACTACAGGGGCGTCATCGGATTACGCGATGGTATACCAGATTGCCCGTGAGATGTTGACGACGTATGGTTTTGGTACACATAAATTTGACTACACCCAGATGTCACCAGAGGCTACATACCTGGTGGACATGGAAATCAATGACCTCGTGGAGAAGTGTTACGATGATACAGTCTGCATGATTTTGGAACACAGGAAGGAACTTGAACAATTGAAGGACAAACTCATCGAAGAGGAGATCGTCGATGGGCAGTGGGTCTATGAACTTTTTCTCAGGTGATAGTAGATATGTCTAGTCAACTAAGGCAGCGAACGAATGGAGGTAGTTCTACAACTACCATTAATCGTCAGAATGGAACCCCTAGTAATAAGGTTATGGTAAAAAATGGTGCGGTCACCCGTTATGTAAACAGGAAGCCTAATAATAGTTTGGGAACCCCTCGTAAAAATAATTCTCCAATGAAGGTTTTTCAGGGAACTGGACGGAAGCTTAATAATAGATTGGACAATAAAACGAAGCGTGAACAACTTGTAAACACGTATCTCACATTTACATATGAAATGCGAAATCAATTACCTCAAAGGATATTTTGGCGATATGTTGTTCTCATGCTCCACTCTATAGATAAAATCGCCGGTGTATCGAATAACGATGAACGATACAGTCAAATGTTTACACAGGCTAATAAACTAACTGGTACAGTTTCTATTGAAACACAAAATAAGTGGGCTCTTAAGTTTGAACAAATAGTTAACAATGCAAAACGCATATCTTCCTCAACTACAAAAATAATAAACTCAAATCTTAAATTTTAATATATATTTATAATATAATGTCGTGTTCCGAAAAACCAATATTTGTACTTGTCAAAGAGACTCCAAATGGTTATTCATTTGATAATGACATAAAATATAGTAGTCCATTTGCTAATCATATATTAACTCAACCAGCTGATGTGACACACCCGTCATTGATAGTAAAGAGTAATTGGGGTATACAAAAAAAGAACACGATTACTCAAATGGTAACAGGTGACGCTGGATATTCTGTTTTAATGAATCGTAAAAATACAAACTTTATAAAAAGTTACAATAAGAGCCCCCCCTCGACTGTCGGTTTACTTTATAGTAATAAAAATGGATATGTATTGGCTCGCACATCTCATTTAAGTGGAAACGCTCCATCTGTAGCGGAATTATCGGAATTACTGAAGGATATTTCAAATTCTCCCAGAGATATAAAAGTTCGTGGAAGTCCATTAGAATACAAAAGGTTATTAGATTACTTTCAATTTTTACTAGTTAGTAAAATTCAAAACGATTCATCTTTGTTTTTGACCAGACCAAACAATGTTCATATAATGGATGATATAAATGATACGACTAATAATACTACTTTAGAAGATGCGTACCTTGGGATGTTTCAATCTGATGCTTCAAATCGCACGATGTATAATTATGCATACTTTGTAAGTAATGATCGAGTAGCAGCGTTAGCGTCCGTGATTCGCGGAATTCCCACTATATTTCAACAAACTAAGCCACAAAATTATTACATGATACCACGCGGAACTAACAGTATGAAAGTAAAACAAGTTGTAAACCAATTTTTTATGACCTCCAATCGAAAAGATTTATTGAAACAAGTGGTCAGTGACGAATGGAGTTTAAATACTTCTATATTTCACCGTAATTTGAATGCTGCAGAAAAAGCTAAAGTTCTATTTTATTGGATTTTCAATTGGCCAACAACAAGATCGAACATACCTCTTATCGAATCGTTTTTTAGTATTTTGGACACGTTTCATGATTTTACTGGGGTGCGTGCAACAAATCAGTTCAAGACACTGTTAGGTGAAAACAAAAATAAGGGTTTGTTTAAGTCGCAAAAGAGAAATACAATAAATTTTAATAATGTGAGAAATACTAGGGTAGCACATAAAACTTTGGTTAGGTTACTAGGAAGCAATATTTATCGAAAGGTTAGTAGTGGATATAAAAAATCTTTAGGTAATATCGTAGCGGATACGAATAAACGGCAGCGGGATAAGAGGGGGCGAAAAATGACACCGAATGAAAAGGTTGGAACATTTTTATATTTTATAACAATTCTTCTCGGAAGCGAAAAAGCTATAGTGGATGCATGTGAAAAACTTTCAAGAGATATATTAATCAAACTTGGAGGTGTTCCTATATATGAAAGAAATAAAAACAAAGAAACATTTGTATTTGGAGTTGGAGGTGGAAACACTAGTTCTAACAAGTTATGTATACAACTTAAAAATGAAGGAGCGTGTTTAGTTGTTGATGCTATAAATGGAGGTATATCGCAATGTATGCAAGAACGTTCAGTATATCATAACGTAGGTGTGTTAGATCCAGCCACAAGAGATATTCTATCATGGGACCAAATCAAAGGTAACGAACATTGTATCGAATCACCGAAAGTTAAAAAACGCGATAAGCAAAAAAAACGTGAAGCGAACAAAAGGCGGCGCGCGCTGAAGGGCACTAGAGAGAAACAAAAAGCTATGGAAGAACGAAAACGAAAAGCAGCTGCGACAAGAGCGGAAACAATAAGACGGGCAGCAGCTAATGCTGCTACAGCCAGACAACAGAAAGAA